CGGTAAGTCCGAATACGGATTGTTATTAAATAGATCCAGTATTTGGTCCATCACTGTATTTGTTTCGTGACCTTTAACTTTCAACTTGGTACTTGCAATGTCTGCAGATATAATACGTGTAGCAGTAAATACATCACTGTTACGTAGCGCGTTTATACCAACATAGCTTGCATGTGTGCCATGTTCTTGCCAATACAATAATCGTTCTAAATCTCTGTTCATCTTTTCTTGTTTGCTTGTAAATCCTAAATCAAGTAGTGGCATCTTTAATCGTCACCCCCTTTCTGACTTATCGAGGTATTGTCATACGCTTGATTTAAAACACCTGAGAGGCCTATGAGTAGCAATCCACCAACAATATAAGCTAATGGCTTCCAAAGTATAAATAAGCCATAGAATAGACCTATTAAGCCCACAACGAACAACAATATTACTACAAGTGCATATAAGAACTTTTTCATCATCACACCTCCTATAAGAACAATGGCATTAAAGTTTCTGTGTCCCATTCATGTTCACAAGCCATCACATAAGCAAATATGGTCGACATGAGTGGATCAATTTTTTCTCTATTCATTTTCTTTTCAATCATTAATGAATCGTTAGTATCTTTAGCTACTGCATTTTTGATTGCAATATCTAGTAACGGATTTTTATGATGTTTAATTTCTCCATTAATCACTTTCAATCTAAAATCTAGTATCGGATTAGATAACGTTTGTGGTCCTTGTCTGATTTCTACTAAATCATAAGGCCAATCTCTACGCTCAATTTCTGCAATAACACCATGTATTGAGTAAGGATCATAGCATAGCGCTTGTACATCTAATTTATATTGGTCGATATAATTCTCGATGTAATTTAAAACTTGGTCAGTATTGATAATTCCACTTTGTAAATCGGTAATCGTACAATAACCACTTTCTGCAAGTTGTCTATAATCGATGAAGTCTCTGTCAATCTTGCCATCTAATCCACCTTTGGTAGCAACGAAAGAATGGCTAGTTACATAATACTCTTGATTATCTTCATCAAGATGAACAAACGATACTGCGGTTAAGTCATCAGCACGTGATAAGTCTAGGCCGATATAAGTTTTAGACCCATGTATATCAAAATCTGTTTCATTCTTTTTCCAATCATTGAAATCTAAATAAGATTCTGTGCTTGCTGCACGCCACATATTGAAATTCTTTATTAATATCCCATTTAATCCTGAACCACTATCAATTGCAGTTTTAACTTCTGGTTGAATATTCTTAGTTAACAATTGTGCCATTTCTGGCAACTCCATAAGTGGATTGGATTTAATCCAAGTTTTAACGTCATATACTTCTTTCTCATCATCTTGTTCAGCACAGAAAACAAAGTAGTTTTCATTTTTTGCTATGCCGTCAAGTATCTTATCAATATATAAATATTCTTCATACATCGGACCATTCAAATTAGTTCCAGCTGTTGAGATAATAATTAATATAGGGTTGTGCAGTAGCACTTGCCCACGTCTTAACGTTTCATAAATCTTTTTATCTTTAGCTTCATGATATTCATCGATGATTGCGTAGCTAAACTGATGACCTTCTAAATTTGCAGCTTCATTTGAAACGGCTTTAACTTTACTTCGATCATTGGTATTCAATATCTCCTTTGCACTTGGTGTTATCTTAGTCATTGATTTAATCTTAGGAGAAACGCTTCTAATAGTTTTCAGTTGTGCCAATGTCATATCGTATGCTATACCAGCTTGGTCTCTTGAATTGGCGCTCAAACCAATCAACCGTTCATTCAACGGATCTTTACCCATCAATAAATCGTACAATGCCATTCCAGAGATCAATAATGTTTTACCATTTTTTCTACTCATCGATATATAGGCTTTTGTAAATCTTTTATATCCATGTCTGTCGTACCAACCATTTAAGCTACCAGCAATGAATTTTTGAAAGCCACCTAATGATAACTGTTTACCAGTTTTAGGATCTGGCAACATTTCAAGAAACTTAATAATGTGATTAGCTTTCTTTACATCAAAATGATAAGGGAGTTCCGAATCGTTCAAGTCATCTAAATGGCGTTGACAGGCTTTCACGTTTTTTTTACTAGCTATAATATCGCCATTAACTACTTTTTTTGCATATTCTGTAACATAATCCCTAATCTTTGCCATTCATTAAGTCCTCAAATTCATCTTTCTTTTCTTTCTTGGTATCTGGCGACAATATTTTTAAACGTGACTCAACTGTCAATCCTAATTTAGGACAAATGGAGTTCATAGCATTTACGCTATCTCTTTGTACTGTGTAATAACTAGATAATTTCGTTCCTCTTTCGGTTTCGACGACCATACCCTCTTTTTCTAATTGGATCGTGGCGTTCTTGTAATTGCTATACGTTTGACAATAGGTGGCTAATAACCCCATATCTAAAGCTGCTATTGGTAGTTCTTGAATTAAAGGTAATATGCGATGCCATTCTTGTATTGCATCTTTATCAAGCCATTCAGGAGGGTTTTCATCTATCTCGGTGAGTTGTGACATCGCTTTTTCTGCATTTTCTTTATTTTCTTGTTGTTCGACTGTTAAATTACCTTTTTGTTGAGATAATAATTTTCTTGGCGGCATTTTCGTCCTCCTTTCTAAGTCATTTAATGTAAAGTAAAAAGACTTTACGAATATTTAAGATTTCATTTAGAAATTTATTGAAAGTTAAGTGCGGCTCGTTTAATCGTTAAATAAATAAAGTATGGGGATTATCGAAGCCCCGCAAAAAATATTTTTCAAAAAATAAAACTCTAAAAAAAATTATCCACCGTGAATTTTATTATGGCAGCTAAAACACACTGCCTCTAAATTATCCATATCCAGTCTTTTCGACCAGTCCCGTTTCAATTCAATCTTATGGTGAACAATCAAATCTTTGTCATTCACTATTCCTTTACTTAAACAATGTTGACACACGTAGTTATCACGTAATAATACTTGTTTACGCAACTTACGCCACTGTGTACTGTTGTAGAACGCTGTATACTCCCTATTGCGCCTATTGTGTCTAACCTCTTGGTTATACCTTTGTGTATTGGCTTTCCTATAGTCTTGTAGCTCGCTTTGACTATAAGTTCTATTTCCTAATCTAACTTTTGGAACTTTGAAATTACTCAAATTCATTTCAACTTCTTTCAATTAACTTTTGTTCTTTCATTTCTTAAAAAAGAAACTCAAATCAATTTAAGAATAAAAGAAAAGACAAAATGAAATAAGAAATTATAATCTCAAATCATTTTGTCTTTAACTTTAGAAATTGTTAAACAACAAATAATATTAACAACAAACAAACTTTAATTTTTATTTATTATTTAATGTTTCTATTAATCTCTTAAACTAATGAAACCTTTTGATATATAAATGAATGTTTATTGTTATGTATGTCACACACTAAAGTGATGACCTAAAAGTATGTGACCTTAAATAGTAACACCTTCAAACCCCACCTTAAATAAGTAGTGTCCTTTAATATGTGCGTCCTTATTCTGTGGGTAGTTAAGATAGGTGCATACAAAAAGACACGCTACAAAAGTAACGTGCCTCAAGAATATAGTGTTGGATCACATATCCACTGAACAACAGCTCCACATCTAAAGATGCTATCCAGTTTTCCTATGCGTATATTATATAATGTATTAGCGTTAAACTCATAATATAGTTCGATGCGTTCGATTGGTTCGATTAGTTCGATGTGTATCCTAATCGTAATATCCTTTCTGTGCATCCATATATACGTTTACTATTTCATTTAAACAACCATAGAATGTTGATTTACTTTTTATTTCCATTAAGTCCATAACAGTTTTAAGTTTCGTACCTAACTTAATCATCTGCAATATATGAAAATTCATCTCGTTAGTTATATACTCCTCATACTTATCAATAAACTCAATCTTCTCTATGAGTTTTAAATTACGTCTCCACGCTTTATTTCTATTCATAACCTTCAAGAACACTTTATCGCCTGCTTGTCCTTTAGCTTTAGGCATAACAGATTCGATACCATATTGTGCAACTGATGTACTATCCACGTCATAAATTTGTGATGTTATAATGTTGGTCATCCACTTATAGTTATATATCATTTCTTTCACTTCTTCTCTTGTGTACAAGTGATTACCTCCGTTAGTTATTATATTCAGTTACGTCTATATCATCATTAACTAATTCATTCACAGATATTTCTAGTCTCTTAGCAGTTAGTAATGCAGTATTCACATTCAGACATTTTCTACTATTCTCCATATCTGACAAATATGATTGACTTATATCCATCTTATCTGCCATCTCTTGTTGAGTGAGTTTCATTCTTTTTCTAATATCTTTTAAATTCTCTCCGAATGTCATTACATTACCTCCATTACTTATTATTGATCAAAAGGTGTGCGTTCCACTTTGATAATTTCTATGGCTTGTTCTTCTGTAAAACCTTGTTGTCTTAAACTTGTTAATCTCTCGTGCTGATATTCAGATTTCATCTTAGCAACTTCAAGTATTAAAGGTAACATTGATTTCAATTCATACATTTGGTTTTGAATATTAATACCTTCTTTTTTACTACCGTCAAGATTAAATATATTATCCATTACATTACCTCCATTACTTAAACTGTTTCTTTGCTCTTTGTATTTCAAACTCCACATCTTCTATATCGCAATCTCTCACGTACTTAGTAAACAGATACACATTCGTATATCTTTGTGCATCTAATTCCTGACGTAACACTGTATTGTTACCTATTGCTATGAGTAGAAGTATGCCGAGTATAATGGTTAATGCTATCCACATCACTTATGTTCCCCCTTACTCTTTACACACAACCAAACGAGATACATAACTGGAATAATCACTATCCACCAAGTCATTTAAATACCTCTTTCCTTAATTTATTTAAATGAGCGTGGTCATTCTCGTCAAAGTCCTTAGGCACTTCCACCTCATCGTTTGCAGTCAACTTGTAATACAGCTCTCTACCAATCCATTTGCCTAACTCGTACATAGCGATAGTAAACCAAATCTTTAATATGCGTTTGATCAACCTATTCACTCCTTAATTAAATATTTTTAATATCAACCATGACCACACAGCAAGAATCAACACGAAAAAAGATAATGTCATTCTTATTTCAGTCCATGCTATATCATGTATTTTGGATAGAATTAACCATAGAAAGTCATTCACTTCCCCAGCACCTCTTTTACTTTTTCTAAAACGTCTTTTTTAACCGTATCGATTTCGACACGTTTAGTTTTATTCTCCTGTGCTTCCATATGCGCCTCTGTCACTTTCATTTTCAAACCAATCAACTTGTTTGGGTGTAGGATATACAACTGGTACTACAACTAACTGAGCTAGTCTTTCTCCTTTTTCTACTGTGATATCTTCATTACCTATGTTATCTGTGATAATACCGATTTCTTTATTGTATGTTTGGTCTATTGTTCCTAATGCTACACGTAACTTTGTTTTTAGTGACTTACCTGATCTAGGTCTCACTTGTGCCTCATATCCGTGAGGTAAATTAATAGCCACGTCTGTTTTAACTGCTTTTGTTTCTCCTGCTTTGATTGTTGTTGTTTCTGATACATACAAATCTAACCCACTATCTGTAGAATTTGCTCTCTTCGGCATAGTCGCATTTTCTGATAATAATTTAATTTCTAATTCTTTATTCATTTATTGTTCCTCCTCATTCGGATAAAATTTAATCTCCATTTTATTACCGTGTTCATCACTTACTTCTAGTTCTTCGTAATCTTCATGTGAAACATATTTATTTACTACAACACCGTTTAGCATTTGCATCATTTGCATATGTTTTTCAGCATTCATTTATCGTTCCTCCAAATCACTTAATAAATTTTGAAATTCATGCGTCCCGTCTAGTTGGTCCATTTTTATAAGTACATTTTCCAGTTTTTCTAATCGGCCATCATCGTAATCGCTGTAACGTTTACCTTTTAGCCAATGTAAATCATGTAAGCTAGGATATTCTTCTAATAACTTTTCTTTCAACTCTAGCCATGCACGTTTATAATCTTTATCTTTCATTGTTTGTCTCCAAATCATCTAATATTTGCTCTAATAAGAATAAGCATTGATTTAAATTTAACTCTTTATTTTTTACAGCTTGTTCTATTTCGGTTGTGTAGGTGTTTTTAATTAAATCAAACGCCTTTCCTTTATTTTTCGCATCTTGCCATTTTTCAAAGTAAATATCTGCTTGTGCTCTTAGTGTTGTTATATCTGCTAACAACTCATCATAACTTTCCTGCGATAACTTAACTTCTGCCATTCCTATCCCTCCAATAACTCCGGATTTTCATAGATATTGCCAATGACTTCTGAAGTTTCGTAATAATGAAATAAGTATTGACAACCGATTCCCCAACATGCTCCTTTAGGCACCCATTCAACTACTAGATTTTTAATACTAGTTTTCAAAATATCGCCTTCATAAATATCAGTACCATTTATATCTCTCAATCCTGTTGATTGCATGAGTTCGATATCTTCCATGCATGTACACGAGTGTCCAAAAGTTGTTATGTGTCTTGCCTTGTGTGTTGTATTTGTAACGTTGAGATACCGTGTCAGACAGTATCATGCGTTTAACTCCTCATATTCGTCCGCCCACATATACATCAATCCGTTACTTACATGTTTACGGTTGCACTTTCTAGCAATGTTACGTCTGTCGATGAATAATACTTTTCCAGCTTCTACTGTACTTGCAAATTCTTCAACAATTTGGTTGTTGTTATCGACAAGATATACTGGCTTAGATATACCTTTATTTCTGCGATACACTCTATATTTTTGCAATGTAGATTGGAATAGGTTATCTGCCATAAGATTGTTGTATCTACTATCTTTCGGATATGCGTGTGATCCATTTTTTAAGTTACCGATAAATGTTTCATATACAATATCTGCTGCACGATACTTCTTATTCTTATAAATAACTGTGGAAATACCGTTACAACCATTCGCGAATTTATACTTACCATCAGGTCTTTTCATTCTGCCTAAGTTACTCACGTATAGATCGTACTTCTCGCTGTACTTCCAAATTTCATCTTTTGCTACAACTCTTTCGTTAAACTCCTGTTTCTTATTCACTCTAGGCATTGTGTTAGTAAAGAAGCACTTTAACTTATCGTTATATGTGCCACGTTCTTTTTGATACCACAGTGTGTTTAGTGGAATACCTGTAATGTTGTGTAAATGAGATAGGTCTGTCTTAGTCACTGTGTGGCTAAATGGTTCGTACATGTAAATCACATTTAATCCTCCCACTTCTCAAATGCTCTGTTTAGATACCAACGTGCTTTGTCTAAATCTTCTTTTCCATTCTTACGATTAGCTCGACTGATATATTTAATTGCGTTACCAATCGCAAATGCTAACTCTGGTTTGTAATCTTTAGTGACCTGCTCTATGAAGTCTATGATTTCTATATCTCCATACGTGTAATGCGTTGGGTGGTTAACCTTGTTATCTATTGTCTTTTCAACTTCTTTGCTAGTTGGCTTAGGTACGCTTATAAAGTCATAATTATCGTCTATTTTAATAGTGCCAATGCCATTAAATGTTACTATTGCTACGTATTTTGAATTAAAAAAACTATAATACACTCTTTGTACTTTTCCATACCTTTGTTTATTGTTTCTATCGGAAATTTTTATATATTCTCCTCTACTCAAATCTTTAACACTCATGATCTAACCACTCTTTTAACAAAGATGTCCTTTTCCATAAGATGTTTGCACCACTCACCGCGAGGATGTACTTGAGGCACTTCAAATAAGTGAGGTTTCTTACGTCTTAGGTCTAACTCTTTTTGTCGCTCTAGTCTTACTAACCTCATTCTGTCCTCATGTTCTAATTGAGATAGTCGTTTTCTCTCTTTTGCTTCTGTATCTTGTTCGTTATAATCTTCGAATAAAGCTTCTTCAGGACTATAGCCAGAATACTTAATACGTCTTACAATGAGCTTCCAGGGTGTGCCTGTGTATTCAGCTTCGTGTACATCTTCAACGGGTAATAAGTGTTTCTGTTTTTCAGTTTTTACAACGTAATATAATCTATTATTTTTAAATTCAATCGTTCTATTCTTTGCTAATTCCATTTACTCCACCTCTAAATCATCTATTTCAATATCGTAATTTAATACATCTCTCGGACTGTCTAACAATTGTTCTTTATAATTTTCTATCGCGTCAGAAGGCGTTTGACCTTTTTCAACTGGAATAAACGCATTAACATGACCTTTAATCGTAAAATCTAATCTCGTTTGAACCTCGTAGCTATTCATTTATTTAACGCCTCTTTCTTCTTTTTCTCTCGTCTAGCTTTTAAAAGTTCTTCATACGTTATCCACTCTTGACCAGTATACTTAGGTGCTTTACATATCCATGTTAGTGGTACTTCTCTGTTTTGATATCTAAATATCTTCGCTTTCAACTTTGCTACTTCTGTTGGCATTCCTTTGACGTCTATCACTTCAAGCAACTTGTTATCTTTCCATAATGCAAAGTCAGCTATATATTCTGTTTTGCGTTGGTTATCAAACTTAGGTATCAACTCATATCTAGGTTGTAATTCTATATGATCATATTCATTGCCCAAGTTACGTTCTAAATATTGGTAGAAGTCGCATTCAATTTTGCTATCGAACACGACACCTTTATATTCAACTTTTTTAGAATTGTATTTACTCACGTCGTCACTCCTACATATCAAATATCGTTGCTTGTAACCCTAGTTCTTCTTCGTATAGAAGTTCGTATACGCCCTTGAAACGTTTCAACTCACTATCAGTCATCTTTTTACTTTCTTCGCTAAAATGAGCGCCTGTGAGTGATTTAACTATGTTCAAATTAGATTCGCATTTTTCTACTTTTATTTCTTCTGTTCCGTCTGGTCTATAAAGGTAATACTTTTCGATAATTGCCATTTTTATCTCTCCACTTCGTTTCATTCATGATTAACTCTTTCACTTCTTCATAATCGTCAAAAGGTTTAATGGTACCGGCGTCAAGCAGCCTTTTAACTGCCCATCCAGACTCAATTAATATTTTGGCTATGATTGGATCTTCTTTATAATCCTCTCGATACAAAACGCCTAACAGTTTCTGATACTCATAAACTTTCATCCATAAAACCTCTGCGTTTTCTTGTAGAAATCAAGGTGTGCCACCCCTGTTTCTCCGTCTTTATTTTTAGAAATAATGAATTCAATTTCCGACTTACCTGTAATGTTGTCTTGTTGGTCTTGGTCGTAATAATCGTCACGGTATAAGAAGAAAATCATATTCGCGTCTTGCTCAATTCCTCCTGCTTCTCTTAAATCAGACATCATCGGACGTTTATCACTACGACTTTCTACACCTCTACTTAATTGAGATAGCGCGATAATGATACAACCTGTTTCTTTAGCTATAATTTTTAAATCACGAGAAATTTTTTCAACTTCTAATCGTCTATCACGTTGAGGTACATCTGATTGCATGAGTGTAAGATAATCAATGAATATTACGTGAGGTTTGTCTGTTTTTTGAGATGCGACTTCTCTAACATCTTGTGGTGTCATTTGAGCTTGGTCCTCAATCTTTAAAGAATTACATTTTTTAATTTGATCTATAGCAGACATTACCGATGAAACTTCATCATCATTTAATCCGTTACCTTGCTTAATTTTAGATAGTGGAATATTTGTTATTGTTGCAACTAATCTCTCAACGATATTGTTACCTCCAGTTTCTAAACTAAAGAACGTTGTAGGATATCCACGCTGCGCGATATTCCACATCATTGTTAATGCAAGAGAAGTTTTACCTAACGAAGGTCTTGCACCTAATACATTCAACTGACCTGGTTCAAAACCAATGATTTTGTTATCTATAGAAGCAATACCAGTTTTAATAAATTGTTTTGGTTCATCAGATAGAATATTTTCTACAACTTCAGCTAGAAAACTATCAGTAGCGTCTGCTTTTTTTATTGTCATACCTTTTAATTTCTCTAATTCCTCTACCAAATAATTAAAATTTTCTTTACTCGGCATTGATTGATACTCTGTGAGCTTCTCACGAGCCTGTGATAAGACATATTCTTGTAATAGGTTCAATTGGTCGTCCATAAAAAACGCCTTGTCAGTGCCGTCTGAGTTGTATAAACGACCTAATCGGTCAGTAGATATAAATTCATTATCGTCACGACTTTTAAAGTAGATTTGGTTTACATCGACTTTCCCTTGCTCTAGTGCATACTCAATGAACACTCTTAATTTTTCATCAGTAAACATTTCAGGTTTCAATCTGAATTTACCTAGTAACTCTGGGTTACGCATGAGGTTAGATATAATAGATTCTTCGGTACTCAACACATCAATACTCATCATCTAACCCCCAATCTTCTTTCATCTTATGCCATCGTTCTCTTAATTGTTTCCTTTTCTCTCTAAACTCTTTATCGTGCTGCATTCTATATTTATCAGTCTGTTCTTCTGGTATCACTGCGCTTTCCATTTCTGGTGGTTTGCGATCAATAATTTGTGCAATCGTAGGTTTGTAACGACTTTCTCTAACATATTTCTTTGTCTTGTGTAGTGTTCTGTCGAAATCCCCATATTGTGTGAGTTGTTCTACCCAAAGGTTGTACTTAATTTTATTGAATTTCATATCGTAGACATTATTTATTAACTCTAATATTTCAATTGCCTCTAGTTCAGTCATTGACATAATGTCTAACCTCCTAATAGTTCTTGTTTCTTCTTAGCTAGGTAATCATCTTCTTTATTGTTTCTAGGTTTAATCTTAGATATTGCTTTCTCTTTAGTATTGACACCGTCTTTATTCCAGTTTTCTAATACTTTGATAAGGTAGTTAATACCTTTGCTATTTTCTCTGCAGTAATCAGTAGCTACAGTAACGATTTCTAGTTTGTTATCTTTAAAATCCTTTATAGCTTCTTCTAGTTGTTGTGCTTTTAATGGACTTTGTATCATTTCTAGATTGTTACTAATATATTGGAATGATTTTGATGTCTCGTCACTGTCTCTATTTATTCTTGTATTATTAATTCTTGTATTATTCTCTTCCGTCTTTTTATGGATAGGGTCTCCACTTTTTTGTGGATACCCCTCTCCATGATTTGACGGATAGGGTGCTGTAATATAAATTCTTCGTTCGGTTACAGTCATGTTTTCATCTCTAATAACCACTGTGTCGATATATCCTTTTTCTTTTAAGTTGCTTATCCAAGTAGATACAGTTTTTTTATGAACGTTATATAGTTCTGCAAAGTAGTTATTACTTGCATATGAATAGCCATATTTATTGGATAAAGCAGTCAATTCGCCATACATAATAACTTCCATTGGTTTTAACTCTTTATCATATCTAACGTGTGCTGGAATGATTGAGTAATAGTTAGGTTGTTCATTCATCTACTTATCTCCTTTTTGTTATAATATTTTCCAGGTGATAAAAATTGAAAAAGGTGTTTATATTACTAAATACAAAGAGAGACAATTGAAAGAACAACCGCTATTAAACTTAAGATTAGTATCAATAAATAAATGATATGGTCACGTTTTTTCATGCATTTCCCTCTCCTTTCAACATAGCGTTTAAACGATCATCAACTTTTATCCAGCTATCTTGTAAGATATATTTTTCGTCAAAAGACTTAACGCCTATGTTGTGCTGTTCTTGGTGGTGGAATCTGCATAAAGCCAACACTTCATAATCGTAATGCTGCATCTTCTTACGGTTAGCACCACGACCTATTGCGTAGTGATGTGCAAGGTCAGCGTTTGATTTCCCACATAGTACACAGTTTCGATTGACCGTTGCCCAGTACAACATAGCTTTATCTCCACTTAGCAATTTGCTCGTTTCTACTCTCATTGGTATTTGATGATGGAACATAAAAGCTATAATCAACTCTATTAATTCACTCGCTATTCTCATTGAACAGTTACTTAAACTTATTTCGTTATAACCATTCATTATTTCTAACTCTGCTTGAAATCTTTTCCTTAACGATTCGACAGGTTCTCCCCAATGAAGTTCAATATCTCTACATAAAGCAAAAATCTTTTTACGTTGTTCTATTGATAATTTTTTGTTATCAGGTACTTCAACTTCTGCAATGAGTGAGTAACCATTTTCTAATAAGTCGATATGACTTTGTTCTAATTCAACACCAGTAGCAACGACGGAGTAAGTCCCGTCGTTATCTCTCTGGTATCTTGTAATTCGTTGCATTTAATCACGTCCTAGAACGGGAGATCATCATCACTAATATCAATCGGCCCATTAGCATTGGCAAATGGGTTTGATTGTTGGCTCATTGGTGTTTGTTGTCCACTAGCTTTTTGCTCACGTTGTTTCATTTCATCTGTTTTAGGTTCAGGTTTATTTACGATTTCGTCATCTTTGTTCCAAATTTTTACAAAAGATAATCTGACGAAATACTTACCTTGATCTTCGTTAAACTTATTTTTAAGTACGATTGTTCCCATTTTGTTTATTAATCTGTCTGTATCGAAAGTTAAATCAGGTAAATTAAGTTGAATTCCTAATCTACTTAATAATTCAATGTATTGTCTTTCTTGGAAATCTTGTTGGAATGGTGGTACGAATTGATTGTGTTTGTATTGCTTACCTTCATTGTTTTCAAATACAATTGTGAAATATCTTCCTTCTTTGTCATTAAATTCAACATCTTTAACTTTTACTGTGAATTCTCCTGCTCCTAAGAAGTCTCCGCCTTTCATAAATGCCTCTTGATTAGTTTCTTTAGTGTGTTGTGCTTGTCCTGTAATTTCCATAATTTTATACCGTCCTTATTAGTTATTTTTAATTTCCATTTCTGATTGCTTGTACAACGTCTGTAATGCTTGGGTTTACAAATTTCTTATTGTTAATTGTTATATTGCTTGCATGTCTTATTTTGGTTTCAAATAAATTAGAGGGTTCAGCGTTAAGTACATACTCGTATGACTTTTGTCCGTTCTCCTCATGCTCTTCAATTGTCATTCTTGCAAGTACATCCGATTGACTTACAACTGCTTTTCTTATTTGATCTTGTGCCTCAATCGTGATGGTAGGATTAATTGTGCTACCTTCATCGTCTTTATCTTTGTTGATACCTTCGTGACCACTTATCGCTAAATGGAATTGATATTGTTCTTGTAACTTAGAAACATATCTGTACATATGCACAATGCGTGTTGCACATTCTCCCCAATCATTAAATGTCGGTTTCTTAGTCTTACCATTCATGATGTCGTCAATAGTGATATCGCGTAGTTTCTGTATTGTTTCAATCACTACTACGTCTATTTGCTTTCCGTTTTCTCTTAGCTTCTCAATTACTTGAGGTAACATTTTTATTACATAAGCAAAGTGTTTGTAGTTTTTGATTTGTACTACTGCACCATCTTCTGTAACTGTTGTCCCATCTTCATTAATATCAAGCACAAGTGCGTTGTTATCTTTTGTTAAAAATGTTGTTTTACCTGTACCGAATTTTCCGTAGATAGCAAATTTATAAAACTTGTTAGCATTTTGTTTGCTGATGTCTTTAACCTCTAGTTGAGTTAAAATATCCTGTTCTTGTTTTTCCTCAGTCATACTCAACCTCCTCATATTCAGTTGTTTCAGTTACCGTCTTTTTAATTGCTATGTGTTTTGTCATATCAATAACAGTTTTATCTAATCCGTCGAAACCTTTAGCATCTCCAATATTTGTTGAATACTTGATAGTCGGAAAGTTTGTGCTAGGTTTATTTGTAATGAATAGGTCGAAGGGAGCGTCTTTCAGTTTAATTAGATATGTCACTGTTTCTTTCAATCCCAATCACTCCTTTACGCAATATATCTATTGTTCTATCCATGACTTTGATTGTTTCGCTTTGTGTTTCGCATGATTCTATAGCTTTTCTGAAATCTTTTCTAAGTTCGAAATATTTATCGCACATATCTTCGTAACGTTTGTTTAAAAAGTCGTAGTCACTTTGCAAGAAATCTAAATCTATTTGGCTTTTGATTAGTTGAGAGTATTCTTCTCTAGTCAACTTGACTGTGATTAACTCTTGCATTTTCTCTCCTCCGCTTGTATATTTAAGTTGTATATTTTTATAAATTTTCGATTTTAGACTGTTACTTGTTGGCGCAAGTTTCAGTCTTTTTTGTTATCTCAAGCCACTTATCCCAGAATAATGTGCTAAAGATAAGGGTTAACATCGCAATTCCTAATACTGTTGTGAAACCACCTCCTAAAAGTAATGTGATGATCATTGAAATGAACATCGTCATATAGCTAAGTAAGTACTTCATTTATCATCCTCCCCTTTCATTTCTAAAAGTTTTTCGATATATCCTCTTTCTAATGCGAAATCAAATAACATTTGTTGAATGTGTTCTGGCATTACAATCACTCCTTTTTACGAAGAATCTAAATAAAGTTTTAAAAAGAATTAACGAATTGAAAAAGTTAACTCTTTTTTAGACCCACTACCTCCCAGTCGTCTGCTATTAAATCTTTTGCCATTGGTTGCCACATGGGGTAGAAGTCTTTCTTTCTTGGTCTTACAACAATGTATCCATAACTATTTGTTGGTAAAAGCTCTAAGTTGTCTCCCGGTTTTCTAAATGTTTCAAATTCAGATGAGCGATAAATTGGTTTACCTCTTTCCATAGATAACTTTGTTGCCTCTTGTATATTCATAGCGACCTCCTTTAAGTTTTTTGTTCGATTGTGGGTTATGCTTCTACTAATCCCGGAATATTCCAACTTGCTTTATCTTCAAGTTCGTTTGCTTTAAAATCTTTAAACGCAATCATAGTTAAAAATTGTTTAGTACGGTCATAATCAACTTTTTGAATTGCTGTGTATCTCGGGACGTTGAAATACTCTTTTAATCGTGTCCACATTGCACGAATGAATTGTCCTTTTTTCTTTTTGAATAATTCATTTTGGTACTTCATATCTACTGGAATACCATCTTTGTAATACTCTCTTGTAAATTGGTTTGCTTTTGATTGAACAATTGACTGCAGTTCCTTTTGCTGTTCATAAGTTATAGGTACTTCTTTCTTGATTTCTTCTACCATATCTTCTACATATGACACTCGATTTTCAACGCGATCTTCCATATCTAACATTCTTTCAATAATTTGTTCTAACTGTTGACCTTGTTCATTTGTTTGCTTTATATGATTTTGTAAAAAGATCAATTCATCTTTGCGTTTTGCCATTTTTAATTCCTCCTAATTTACGACGATTCTTCCGTTTAACATTGCTTCTAAATTGGTTGTAAATTCTTTTAATAACGCTACATTTTCTTGTAGTCTTTCTTTCGACTTAGGATTCGCTTTGATGACTGTATCTAGTCTATATGTCTCAACGGAATTTTCTTTGATGAAGTTTTGAATGCTAATTGCTATCTTGTGTGCGTTGATACTTGATTCACGTTCTAACCTAGTTAATTCTTTTTCTTCGTATGCTTGGTTAGGGTCGCTAAAACTGTTTTTGTAGCGTTGTAATTCATCTCGAAGCTCATTAGCGTTGTTACTCTCACGCTCGAATTTTTGCTTGAATTGTTCGAGTTGTTGTTGAACTTCTTCAGGTATAACCTCTTTGACAACTTCTCGTTCAACCACTTCTGGTTCTCTATTCTGTTCATCTTCGAGTTTTTTACGTGCAATTGATTCTGAACGTTTTGCTTGTTTTACTTGAGATTGAAGTTGAGCGTTTTGTTCGTCGCGTTGTTTGATTTGACGCTTAAATTCTTCACGTTCTTTATTGGTCATTTCGTATGGTGTTTTCATTTCTCCTGAAGATGTTTGTTGTTTTTCTTCTCTCGTTTCCTCTGGTAAAGAAACTATTTGAGTTAAGGCTCTGATGCCTAATTGGTGCACATGTGCACTATCTATATTCAACTCACTAGAGATCTTCATAGACCTTTTAGCGAAAGTGCGATCGATACCAATTTCATCTAACCATTTTCCAAATTCTCCATATTGCAAATTATTTTCTTTTACGTGCTTTAATCTTTTACCTATTTCAAAAATGGCTTCAGCACCTTGCTTTTGATAATGAGATATCTCGAATTCAATTTGTGGTAGGTCATTACTCAGTTGTAATTCTTTCAATCGTTTATGCTCCTTTCTGCTATAATCCTTATAAAAGGAGGTGATATTTTGAACATTGATAACATCCGACAATTTCTGGATCGATACGAGGATATGTCTTTAAAACTTCACTTAGATAATGGCGAT